AGCGTATATTCAAGAATTAAGATTCAACGAATATTGCAAACGATTACAGTCAATGATTGTAGAAACTTTTGATCTAGAGTTTAAATTATGGCTACATCATCAAGGTATCAACATTGACAACAGTCTTTTTGAATTAAAATTTAATAGCCCGCAGAACTTTGCAGCCTATCGTCAATCAGAACTTGACACAGCTCGTGCAGCTACATTTAGTCAAGTTGTTCAAATTCCTCATCTCAGTAAACGATTTGCTATGAAGAGATTCTTGGGTATGACCGAAGAAGAGATCAAAGAAAATGAACGTTTGTGGAGAGAAGAAAACGGCGATAACTTAAAATCCGAACCTGACTCACAGAGTCAATTAAGATCAGCAGGTATTACTCCAGGTGGGCTGGCAGCAGATATGGGCGCACAGGAAGCAGAAGCACCCGAAGATCTAGCAGCTGCAGCAGAACCTGGAGCAGAACCGGCACCAGAAGAAACCCCAGCACAGCAATAAATACACTATGCTTCTTAACGAATTTTTCCATTTCAACGATGCCAGTAACGACTTTGCACAAGATCGTAGATACGATTCCAGCAGAGATAGTTCTATTGTCAAGCGTTCAGATACACGAAAAATACGTCTAACTCTACGTCAGATTAATCAACTAAGATTACAAGCAGAAGCACATCAGGTAGAAGCTGAGTCAGAACTGGGATTTATTAGACAAATGTATGGAACACCAGTTGGCGAAGAAGCAGCACCTGCAGAATAATCCTGCGTTTGTCATAGGAAACGGTATCAGTAGACAGAGTCTTAATCCGGAATCTCTGCTGAATAAAGGAGTAGTGTATGGTTGCAATGCTCAGTATCGAGAGTATAATCCACATTATTTGATAGCCGTTGATGTTAAAATGGTCAACGAAATCATAGACTCGGGCTGGCATAAAACACATCAAGTATGGACAAATTCTAACAAAGGTATACGCACCAAACATAATATTAATTTTTTTAGTCCTCACAAAGGCTGGAGTTCGGGACCTACAGCATTATGGTTTGCAGCCAGTCAAGGACATCAAACAATCTATATTTTTGGTTTTGACTATCAGGGACTAAACGGTAAATTCAATAATGTATATGCAGATACGCATAACTATAAAAAAAGCACAGATGCAGCTACATATTTTGGAAACTGGTTAAGTCAAACAGAAAAAGTAATTAAAGAATTCAAACACGTAAAATTCTTTAGAGTAATAGAATCTGGAGCATTTATTCCAGATAAACTAGGACCCAGTCTAACCAATCTAAGTCACATTACTTTTGATGAATTTCAAAGAATATTTCCTGAAACTATATATTCTAATCAAAATGATCAAAAAACTATCATTTAACGGTGTTTTGTAATCTACGCATTAAATAACTTACAGCCTTGACAATTAAAGGAGAATCAACCATGGCAGACAATAAACTGTTACAGCAGATGCTTGAGCATCTTGTAAACGACGAACAACAAAAAGCCGAAGAGCTATTTCACGAATATGTAGTAACTAAATCACGTGAAATTTATGAAGGTCTAATTGAGTCCGAAATTTCTGAAGAAGAAGATAAAGAAGAGGAAGACAAAGAAGAAGATGTCGAAGAAGCAGCAGCTGACGAAGAAGCTGAAGAAGACAAAGTAGACGAAGAATTTGAAGATATTGCCATAGAAGCTGATGACGAAATGCCAGCTATGGGTGGCGATGCTACAGACGATCTGGAAGGCGATCTAGATGCAGAAATGGGCGACGAGGGAGGCGAAGAGAAATCTGAAGAAGAATTATTTCAAGATCTAGACGCTATCGTGGACGAACTACAAGCTAAATTTGACGAGCTAAAAGGCGAAGAAGAAGGCGAAATGGACATGGGCGATGAAGAGCCAAAGATGGACGCTTTTGAACCAGAATTAGAAACAGTTCGTGAATATGTAGAAAAAGTTGCTACACCAAAAGGTGGAGACAACGGTGCTAATGCTAAATCAATCGTAGCAGGTAAGAACGATATGGGCGGAACAACTGCTAATATTGCTAAAGGTGGTGAAGAGAAAGGCGGCGATCACGCTGGCTTATCTGAAATCAAACCTAAAGAAGATAATGCTGGTAATATCAACACCCCAGGCGCAAAGAATGGTAATGCATTCTCTAAGAAAGAGCCAGGACACGGTGCTGAGAAAGCAGGTGCAAAAGAATCTGCTGATAACAAGCAAAGCCTTTTCCGTGGTCGTAGATAATAGGACACTACGGTGAATAAACTTACACTAGCAGAACATTTGAGTTACGATCAGGCTAAGATTGTCTTGGAGAGCGAAGAAGGCAAGGACGGTAAAAAGTCCTTGCATTTAAACGGTATTTGCATTCAAGGAGACATCCGCAATGCAAATCAACGTGTTTATTCTTCTCAAGAAATTGGCAAGGCTGTCAAAACGCTCAACGAGCAGATCGCTGGAGGTTACTCTGTGCTGGGAGAAGTCGATCACCCGCAGGATTTAAAAATCAACTTAGATCGTGTTTCACACATGATTACTAAGATGTGGATGGATGGTCCTAACGGCTACGGAAAATTAAAATTACTCCCCACTCCAATGGGTCAATTAGTACAGACCATGTTAGAGTCGGGAGTCAAGTTGGGTGTAAGCAGTAGAGGTTCCGGTGAAGTAGACGGTCAAGGTAATGTTCAAGGATTTGAAATTATTACAGTTGATGTTGTAGCTCAACCGTCCGCTCCGGGAGCATATCCAACTCCAGTTTATGAACACTTGATGAATAACACAGGTGGATATCAGGCATATAAAATAGCACAAGAAGTCAAAGGCGACCCACAGGCACAGAAATACTTAGCAGAGAGTCTAAAGAGAATTATCTCTAGACTCAAATAACAGTAGGAGAATCACATGCTAGATATCGTAAAACAACTGTTTGAGAACAATGTGATTTCCGAAGAAATCAAATCGGAAATTGAATCTGCTTGGAATGGCAAAATTCAAGAAAACCGTGATCAAGTAACTGCTGAACTACGTGAAGAGTTTGCTCAAAAATACGAGCACGACAAAGGCGCTATGGTAGAGGCTGTTGAAGCCATGCTAACAGACCGCTTAAAAGCAGAACTAGGCGAGCTTGCAGAAGATCGTCAAGGACTAATTGAAGCTCGTGCAAAGTATGCAAAGAAAATGAAAGATGATGCTAAAACAATGGAATCATTTGTTCTTAATAATCTTAAGAAAGAACTTTCTGAACTACACGAAGATCGCAAAGCAGTTGCAGGCAACGTTGCAAAATTAGAATCTTTTATTGTGGATGCACTAGCGAAAGAAATCGCAGAATTCCACTCTGACAAGAAAGACTTGGCTGAAACCAAAGTTAAATTGGTTCGCGAAAGCAAAGCTAAGTTTGAAGCAGTTAAGAAAGAATTTATTTCTAAGTCAGCTAATATCATTGAAGAAACAGTCGCAAAAGGACTGCGTTCTGAAATGACTCAACTAAAAGAAGACATTGAAGCAGCACGTCGCAATGATTTTGGTCGCAGAATTTTTGAATCATTCGCAAGTGAATACGCTGCAAGTCATCTCAATGAGAAATCAGAGACCAGCAAACTTCTAAAAGCAGTTGCTACCAAGCAGGCTGAATTAGAAGAAGCAGCAAAAATTGTTGCAGAAACACAAAAACTAGTAGAAAGCAAAGAATCTGAATTACGTATCGCTAAAGATATGGCATCTCGCAAGGAAGTTATGAGCGAATTGTTAGGACCATTAGGTGGTGATAAAAAATCAGTTATGGGCGAACTATTAGAATCAGTACAAACTGAAAAGCTACGTGCAGCTTTCGACAAGTATCTACCAGCAGTAATGAATGGTGGGACACCGGCGAGGAAAGCACTTACAGAAGGCAAAGAAATTACAGGCGACAAAGCACAGGCACAATCAATCAGTGGTGAGGAAAAAACCGCTGAGATATTTGACATCCGCAGGCTTGCGGGACTAAAAGTTTAAGGAGAACTATATGTCACAACTACTCGAGTCACG